GAAGAAAGGTTTTATCGTTTCGCGTACAAGCGCTACGCGATGTTTTTCCGTAATGAAAACCGCATTACAGCCATCGACCCCGCCAAGGCGGGTAAGAAACCCACACTAATCAATAACCTAGAAAAGACACGGGACAGGCTAAAGGGCGTAAAGGTACACAATGATAGCTACGAGAAAGTTGTCCAGGCTTACGACGCACCCGATACATTTTTCTACCTAGACCCTCCTTACCCACGCATAGCACAAGAGGTAGGCGAGTCCGAGTTTGACGAAGGTGCCTTCATCAAGTGCCTGGAGAAAATGAAGGGCAAATTCCTCCTACACTATGACTACCGAGATAAGTCTAAGTTCTTGAACAAAGGTTGGAACGTAAAGGTGATTACCGTTGTGAAAACAGGGGGAGGCACCGTGGGCTCTCTCGCGGGTAAACTGCTAGAAGTAACCAACTATAAGGCACCTGTCGCCAAGTCTGAAAAAGGACCGGCGTTCAGTATCACAATGCCTATAATCAAGAAAGACGACGACGAAAAGATTGTAACGGGTATCGTTTTAGAGCCCGATGAAGTGGACGCCCAAGGCGACACTGTATCAAAAGAGGCCATCCAAGAGGCCGCACACAAGTTCCTGTCCAAGTTTAATAAGGACACAGAGCTAGGTTTTATGCACAAAGGTTTCGGTGATCTCGGAATGAGCTTAATCGAAAGCTGGGTTGCGAGAGATAATTGTGAAATTGGAGGAAGCCCTGTGAAATCAGGGTCTTGGCTTATGTCGGTGAAAGTCGACAATAACGAAAGTCTCTGGAAAAAAATAAAGTCCGGTGATATTTCGGGCTTCTCCATTGGTGGAGTCGCAAGGGTTTCTAGGTAGGGGGTTGCAGGGGATCGTGTATTTTGATACCCCAAAGGAGGTTCGTTTTAACAATGACTGCCTCTAAAGAAAAGCGGAAAGACCCGCGTGAATTATTGGATCTCGACATTCGAGAAGTTTCATTAGTTGATCGGCCAGCAATACGCCGAAAGTTCTTAGTCATAAAACGTGACGAAGACGGAGAGAATATGAGTAGCGAACGAGCATTAGCTTCAGACGCGCAAGATGCTTTCATCTTTGATGAAGTTATCTGCAAGGATGAAGAAGAAACCGAAACGAAAGCTGAAGACGAAACCGAAGAATCTGATTCCGACAAGGAAGAGGAAGAAGAGGAAGAAACGAAAGCTGAAGAAAAGACCGAAGATGACGACGACAAAGACGACTCTGATAAAGAAGAGGAAGAAGAAAAGTCGGTATCTGAGGACGCAGACAAGCTGAAAGAGGAAAAGGCTGAAGATTCCGACAAAGAGAAGGAAGAGGAAGAAGCCAAAGAGGAAGAGGAAGAAGAGAAGAAAGCGGACAGTGAAGTCACTAAGTCTGTTGCTCCTTTCGTCGCTTTCGCTAAGCGGGATGACGGTTCCTACGACCTGTCCGGTGTTCCTAAAAACATGCAAGCTGCTGTAGAACAAATCTGTAAGCAACACGAAGATGCAGTCCAAAAGACCTCTAAACTAGAAGAGATCTTGAAAGCTGAACGAGGTGAGCGCCTACGACGCGACTTCATCGAGAAGGCTGACAAAGAGTATACCAATCTCCCCGGAAGTTCCGAGGACTTGGGCGTACTTATCAAGTCGCTTCACGATTTAGACGAAGCTGTTGCACAAAAAATCGAGGGTATTTTCAAAACTGTGAATGCTCAACTTGAAAGCGGAGCGATTCTTGAGGAAGTGGGAACCCCGGCTGTTGAAGCCGAGACTACTGCTTGGGGAAGAATTGAGAAGCAAGCTAGTGAATTAGTCTCCACTGGAGACAGCAATAGCCAAGCTGCTGCAATTTCTAAAGTTCTGGAAATGAATCCACAACTCTACCAAGACTACCTAAAAGAAGGGGGTAACTAATCATGGCATATTCAGAAAATGGAACTACTATAAGCCTGCCTGCGGCATCCGATCTATCCGCAAGCCAGTATTGCTTCGTTTCGATCAATACTAGCGGACAGGTTGAATTGTCGGGTGACGACGGCAACGCCGCTGGCATTTTGCAAAACAAACCTGACGCGGCAGGACGAGCAGCCGAAGTTTTGATCTCAGGCGTTAGCAAGATTAAATCGGGAGTTGTCGATTTTGATGCAGGCTACAATGCTGCAAGCGGCGCAAGCGGCAAAGGTAAGCGCAGCGATACAGCTTCGTTTCGCCTAGGCATTATCATTAATACAGCCAGCGCAGACGGCGAGTTTGGGACTATGGTTTTTAGTCCCAACGGCAAAGTGGCATAAGGAATTAGGTGAATAATTATGAGTAATCCAACTTCAGGTTCGGTTCACGCAAACTCCGCTCTGACTTCAATGTCAGTTGCGTACATGCAAGAGAAAGATCTCTTTGTTGCACACAAGGTCTTTCCAGTCCTTCCCGTGGCAAAGCAGAGTGATCTCTACTACACATACGACAAAGACGACTTCCGTCGCTCAGAAGCGCAGCTTCGTGCCCCAGGTACGGAAAGCGCAGGAGGCGGCTATCGTCTTGATAGCACCGCCAACTATTTCTGTGGTGTCAACGCGATCCATTTAGACATTGACGACCAAATGCGCGCTAATGCTGATTCGGTCCTCGCGCTTGATAAAGACTCAACGGAGTATGTTACCCAACAACTTATGCTTAAGCGTGAGAAAGATTGGGTTACTGGCTTCTTCGGCTCTGGTCTTTGGACCGGCGGTTCGTCGAACGACATTAATGCTGACTGGATTGTAGGCACTGCAACTCCTGTTTCAGATATTGGCATTCAAAAAACAAGCATCTTGCAAAAGACAGGCTACATGCCTAACACGCTTGTTTTGGGTGCCAACGCATACAACACGTTGATCAATGCAGACGACGTTGTTGACCGCATCAAGTACACTCAACGCGGAATTCTAGGTACGGAGCTTCTTGCTAACGTACTAGGCCTGGACAACGTATACGTTTGTTACGCAGGCGAGAATACCGCAGTTGAAGGTGCTACCGCAGTCAACACGCACATTGGTGCTACGGGTTCTGCTCTCCTTTGCTACTCTGCTAAAGCTCCTAGCTTGATGGGTGCTTCTGCGGGCTATACGTTCACTTGGAGCGGTTACACGGGTTCGCAAGACGGCGCACGCATCTCTAAGTTGCGTATGGAAAACTTGCGATCTGATCGCATCGAGGGCGAACTTGCTTACGATATGAAGCAGATCAGTCCAGACTTGGGCCACATGTGGCACACCGTTGATGCGTAGCGTAGGTAGATAATGAGTAAGCGTGTCGCGGTAGGGCCTAAGTATCGAAGGGGTCTATACCTCAAAGATGAGAATGGGGTTGCTAGGAACTATGGTCCTGGCGAACTCATTCCAGAAGGGACTGAACTCCCTAGAAGGTTCTTCCGTGACAGGCGTGCTATTTGGGTCGAGGACGAGCCCGTCAAAAAGGCTCGTCCAGCCCCAACTCCGAAGATGGAGAAGAAGACAGTAAAACAGTCGGCATCTCCCTCGCCGTCTTCGGGGGTGGTGGGGGCTTCGGCCCCTGCCCCTCTTGAAGTAGGCAAGGAAGTGAAAGAGTCTTCTGAAAAGAAGACTAAACGTAAACGTAAGAAGCTGTTTGGCAGCGAGTAGCCCCGGATAGGAAACACGCCTGTCCGTTGTAGGAGGCGAGGCTAATGACCTGGACCTATTCGGGAGATCCGGCCAGTTCGGATCGAGATAAAGTACGCTTCCTTGTCTTTGACACGGATGCTACTGAACAGCTCATCAGTGACGAAGAAGTCCTGTGGCTTATCTCCGAGCAGTCCAACGTCTATATGGCAGCGGCAAACGCCGCTGAAGCCATAGCAGCTAAATTCGCTAAGGACTTAAACCGCAGCGCGGTAGGCCTAAGTGCATCCCCAGGCAACCGTGGCGCTTTCTACTTGGAGCTAGCTGATAAGCTCCGTGCTCAAATATCCACTACAAACAGGCATGGCGACATATTTGTTGGTGGCCTATCCTTAGACAAGAAGGCCGACCTAGACGCTGACCCTGACAACGTACAGCCTGCTTTCAAGGTAGGCATGTTCGATAAGGCGGGTGCTTAGGTGGTCGATATTAGCATCAACCTAAAGGAGAAGGGCGCTATTACGGCTCTCCGCAAGCTATACAAGGGGCAGGATAAGCTGTTCCACGACCTTATGATTAAGCTGGGGCGTCGAGGCCAGAAGGAGATCCGTAACCAGATCAACATCTGGACTACCAACTCCGGTCACAACCTGTCCCACAACACGAAACCTACACTGGCAAAGTCGTTCATCTTAGACCGGCTAACCGTGAGTGGAAACGTAGGCCGCATAAGCATTTCGTCGGACTCTCCTTA